TCAGTCGGCCCTGTCATCTTTGAGTCTGGCTCGATTGCGATCCACGATGGAACCAAAATCAAACTGCTAGCGCAACATGACCCAACGAATCCAATCGGTCGGGCTCAATCATTTTCAACCAACGATCAACAGATCAGCGGTGTATTCAAAGTTAGTGCATCACAAACTGGACAAGATTTTCTTATTCGAGCAAGTGAAGGACTAATCGCATCTTTATCAATCGGTGTAGATGTAATTGCATCGAAGCCAGGTAAAGATGGCACTCTCTATGTTCAACAAGCCGTGATGAAAGAGGTGTCGCTAGTTGAATCACCTGCATTTAGTGATGCAGTAGTTACCAAAGTTGCCGCGAGCGAAGGCGAAGCGGATCAAACACCAACCGAAACCCAAACCGAAAGTGAGGCAGTCGTGACTGAAGAAACTCAGATCCCTGAAGCCGTAACACCAGAGGCCGCGCCTGCTGAAACAGTCGAGGCTTCACGCCCAACAATTAAGGCCGCTGCGCCTTACATTACTTCAACAGTTCGCACACCTATTGACTCAATGGGTAAGTTCGCACTTCACTCAATCAAGGCAAAGCTAGGCGATGATGATTCTGCTCTTTATGTAAAAGCCGCAGCCGATTCAACTTCTACAAACCCAGCTTTCAATCCTCAACAATATTTGACCAACATATTTGTGAGCAACACCAACTTTGGAAGAGCGGCCGTGGATGCGTGTACCCGTGCTGCCCTGCCTTCAAGCGGCTTCACAATTAACGTGCCTTCATTAATTACACCAACAGATACAGCGCCAACAGTTGCTGCGACTGCTGAATCTGCTGCACCAAGCAATACAGGTATGACTTCTGAGTATCTTTCATACACTGTCTCAAAGTATGCAGGGCAACAGACAATCTCACTTGAACTGATCGAGCGTTCAGACCCAATCTTCATGGATCAACTAATGATTCAACTAGAACGCGCATACCTAAAGGCAACAGACGCAGCAGTAATCGCAGCGTTTATCGCATCAGGTACAGCTGCTACCGCTACTGCTAACACAGCTGCCGGACTTATCTCATACCTATCAACAGAATCAGCACAGGCATACGCTGGAACAAGCTACTTCGCTAAGAACGTAGTAATTGGGTCAGGAACTTGGGCCGCTGCAATGGGCTACCAAGATTCGACAGGACGCCCAATTTTCAATACCACTATTCCTGGATCAAGTGGTTACAACGCTGCTGGTCAAATTGGTAATGCTTCCATCCGTGGAAATCTGCTTGGCTTGGATACATACGTGGACGTCAATGCAGTTGCAACAGCAGGCGCAGATAACTCAGCGTTCGTTATTGCACCAGAAGCAGTGACAATCTTTGAATCAGCAACAGCGATGTTCTCTGTCAATGTGGTCTCATCAATGTCAGTAAATCTAGCGATCTACGGATACATGGCACCAGCTGTTCTACAACCTAAGGGCGTTCGTAAGTATAAGACTGCGTAATTTACGCAACTAGAAGCCGAGCCAGCGTTGTTGCCCTTCGCTGGTCTCGGTCCAATTAGAGAGGATCTTCTGTGGCCGCTGTATATGTGACCCAAGCACAGCTACGCACAGCACTTGGAATTGGCACTCTGTATTCAGATGCCGATGTCGAGTCATGCTGCCAAACCGCAGAAGATCTACTTAATAAATATCTTTGGTTCGATTCTTATCCTGTTGTCGGTGCTGGCATCTACAGTAATGTCGGAATTGCCATCATCTCAGCTCCAGTCACTTATGTAACTGGCCAGACGGTTCTATTAACTAACTGTGGCACTACCTATAACGGTTCACGCACAATTACTGGCACTTATCCTTACACTTCGGGATCTGCCACCCTGCCTTACTTCATTAATTTTCCTTACAATAATTATGCCTTTCCAAAAGGTTATTCACTGATTCAATTCACACTAACCCACGCAGACGATTACTATCACCAGATCGTGCCTTACGGCAAAGTCGCTGGAGTAGATACAAAGGACACAAGCTACGCCAACACACCTGCTATCAATCAAGCAGCTCTTATGTTGGCTATTGATATTTGGCAAGCGCGTCAGCAATCAAACGCAGGTGGAATCTCACCAGACTTCACACCTAGCCCATATCGCATGGGTAACACTCTCCTAGCTCGAGTTCGTGGGCTTATCGCGCCTTACACATCTCCGCGAAGCATGGTGGGCTGATGGTTGCCGTCACAGCTCTTAGGTCCACTATCGCTACAGCTATAACAAACGATGGGGTCTGGTCAGTGTTTTCCTTTCCACCAGCCAGCCCTATCGCCAACTCAGTGATCGTCTCGCCCGATGATCCTTACATCGAGCCACAAAATAACCTTCAAAACTCCATCTCACCCATGGCTAATTTCAAGCTCACGATGATCGTGCCGATGTTCGATAACCAAGGCAACTTGGCTGACATCGAGACCTTCATGGTGCAGCTCTTTAACAAACTTGCGTCAAGCTCACTCAACTTTCGCGTTGGCTCAATGTCCGCGCCAAGCGTGCTAGCGGTAGATGCAGGGCAAATGCTTTCCAGCGATTTATCCGTCTCAATCCTTACAAGTTGGAGTTAACCAATGAGCGACCTAACACCCGAGAATCTTGCCTTTCTTAAACTGATCGGCCAAGAAATACCAAAAGACAATAACCCTGCACCAACGGCCAAGACAAGCGAGGACAAATAATTATGGCAATTTTCATGCAAAATAATGCTGGCTTCCAACTACAGGTATCCAGCGCGTATGTTGATCTGACTAACCATGTCAAGTCACTTACAATCAACCGCAACTTTGATGAGCTAGATGTTACTGCTATGGGCAACACAGGCCATACCTTTATCGCTGGCTTGGAATCAAGCACAATTTCAGTTGATCTATTCAATGATACAGCTACATCATCAGTTATGACTACTTTGAACTCTCTGGCTGGAACAAACGCAGCTTTCAAAATCTGCCAAACCACAGTTGCAGGTTCACCATCAACAGCAACCATCTCAGCTACTAACCCTCTTTACACAGGTCTAGTCCTAATCAACAAGATCACTCCTGTAACAGGCGCAGTGGGAGAAGTTGCAGTGCAATCACTTCAGTTCACAGTCTCAGGCGCGATCACAGTCGCATCTACAGGCACCTGGTAATAACTAACTAAACAGAATAGGGGCAACAAATGGCAAGACTAAAGATCACTCTAGCCAATGGAGATGTAAGCGATCACAGGATTACACCTGTTATCGAATATGCCTTCGAGCAGTATTCAAAGAAGGGTTTCAGCCGCGCTTTTCGCGAGGATGAGAAGCAGTCGGATATTTTCTGGCTGGCTTATGAGTGCATGAAGCGCGCTGGAACTCTCCCAGTCTTGCCAGTGTTCGGCGAGAAGTTCATTGAACTACTTGAAAAAGTAGAGGTTTTGGACGATCTCCCAAACGCATAGAGCGCAACTCTGTAACCTACCTGATCGCTCAGGTCGCGGTAGAGACAGGAATTGCGCCTAATGATTTACTGGATTGCGATGAATTAACTTTTAAAGCGATCTTGGATGTATTAGATGATCGAGCGAAAGCGGTTAAAAATGCCACTCGTGGTCGCAGGGCTTAGAGAAGCGCAGAAGGCGATGCGCTCTCTTCAACCCGACTTGGATAAAGAGCTTAAAAGACAAATGCGGCTCATCCTTAAACCCATTTTGGCTAAGGCTAAGGGTTATGTAAAGGACAGCCCTCTACCTGGCTTATCCAATTGGTCTGCCTATAACGATGGCAAGTGGACCTACAGACAATTTAACTCAGCAAAAGTCCGAGCAGGTATCAGAGCAGAGCTTTCACCTAGCCGCCGTAAAACTACTGGGTTCGTCTCACTAGTTCGTATTGTGAACTTAACTCCTGCTGGCGCAATCTATGAGACTGCTGGCCGATTAAACGCAGGTGGCAAACCACGCAATCCAGATGGTCCTAGGAATAAATACAGCCACTCACGCAATCCAGATGCAGGCATGCACTTCATTAACTCTATTGGTGGCCAATTAGCAGGACATGGCTTACAGCGTGGCCGATTGATCTATCGCGCTTGGGATGAAGATCAGGGCAAAGCTAGAGATGCAGTTATGAAGGCTATACAAAACACAGCCGCTAAATCAGTCAAATATGTTGACGCAGCCCGAGCATTTAGGAAGGCAGCATGAGTAGCAAAGCATCCATCTATCTTGATTTAATTTCTGAATACAAAGGCAAAGGCGCGAAGGATGCCGAAAAGAGCTTAGGCGTTCTCGGAAAAGCATCGGAGAGTTTAGCCAGTAAGTTAGGCAAGGCCTTTAGCGTTACAGCCATAACAGCCTTCGCAGGTAAAGCAATCGCATTGGCCGCCGCCGAAGAGAAGCAATTTAAGATCCTAGATAACACCTTGCAGAATCTTGGCCTTGGCTTTGCAGCTGAGAACTCAAACAAGATGATTGACGCGATGTATCTAGCCACAGGTATCGCTAAGTCAGAGTTGATCCCTGCTTATCAGACTCTCCTAGTCGCTACAAAGGATGTGGCTCTAAGCCAAAAGGATCTTCAATTAGCCTTAGACATCTCAGCTGGAACTGGTAAGGATCTAACCGCTGTTACCGCAGCTCTTGGCAAAGCCTATTTAGGCAATACCACATCACTAAAGAGACTAGGTGCTGGATTAGATAGCGCACTACTTAAGAGTGGTGACATGGAGAAGATTACGGCTCGACTTGCACAGACCTTCTCGGGTGATGCGGCTGTCGCAGCCAATACCTTTGCTGGCATGATGCTTAGGCTAAAGGCTGGCACAGAGCAAGCCACAGTAGCTATAGGTCAAGGCATGATCACAGCTCTACAAACCTTGGCAGGTAATACCTCAATTACTGTAGTTCAAAATGAGATGGTCAAACTTGGTGAAGAGGTTGGCAACGCTATTGCAGGCTTTGGAGATCTAGCAGCAAAGATTAAAGCTTTACCTGGTGCTGGTGTTATCTCTAACATCATTAAAGCGATCCCACTCTTTCCAGCGATTGAACTACTTGCAAACTTTCATAAGAATAAGATCAAGAGTAATGACATCTTTTCGGCATCGGTTGATCCAGCCGCTATCGGATATGCCTCATCTGCTCAAGCCAAAGTTCTAGCGGCAAAGGCAAAACAAGCAGCGGCAGATAAAGCAATCTTGGTAACTCAAAAGGCTCAGACTGCCGAGATGAAGGCTCAGGCCGCACTCAAACTCGCTGGCAACTCAGATGATATGCAAAAGGCCGAACTGATTGCAGCTCTAAAGCGCGACATCTCCCAGAGCGACAAAGACATGGTTAACTACCAACTAGATCTACTCAATGCAGTCGGTAAGACTGGCACAGCTCTACAAAGCGCAGCTGACGCAGCTCTCCTACTTCGCGAGAAAATCCTTATCGCTAACGGCCTAATTATGCTAGCAGATGGCTCAATCGTTAACCTTGCAACAGCCAAGAATCCTTTCGCAGGCTTTCCACAATATATTCAAGATGCTTTGGCTCAACTGGCTAAAGTTCAAGCTGCAATTACACAAATGCAACCAGTGGTTATGGGATCAGTTGGCAGTGCTAATGGCCCAAGTCAACTTGGGTTTAGCGCAGGCGGTAATGGCACTCCTGGCACATCTTTTGCCGATTCTTCTGTAGCTTCACAGCCTTACTCATGGATGGCTGGATCTCCTGCTTATGATCCAATGTCGGGTAATACTCCAAGTGCGCCAGTAACAGTCAATCTCAATGTTACGGCAGATCCAAGCATTACGATCCAACAAACTAATGCCGCTTCCGCCAATGGCACAGCTATAACCCTTAACCGACTCAACCCTAATTTCGGATAATGACTTATCCAGTAACCATCGGTGTCACCTTCGACTTCTCGGACGGTGCGACTTTTGGCTACCCACTTATTTTAGATGATGCCAAAAATGGTCAGATCGGTAATAACTATTTAGGCACAGCAGTTCCACAAATCGTTGACATCTCTAACCAAGTAGGCAAGATCAGCATCAAGGGTGGCTATAACCTGCTGCAAGATCAGTTCCAAACAGCCACACTCTCCTTGCGTCTTTATGACCCTACAGGGGCATGGAACCCAACCAGTGTCTCATCGCCCTACTACCCAAAGCTAGTTCCGCTACGCAAGATCCGCGTCTCTGGAACCTATGCTGGCAAGACCCAATATCTATTTAGCGGTTATGTAACTGCCTATAACTATTCATATACCAAAGATCAAAATGCTGTGGCTTATGTAGATATAGACGCATCGGATGGTTTTAAGCTCTTGCAACTAGCTAACATCACTACGGTAACTGGCGCAGTATCAGGGCAAGACACTGGCACACGAATTAACGCAATCTTGGATCAAGTTTCTTGGCCTAATGGCCTTCGTGAAATAACCACAGGTGGCAGCGAAGCAATATGCCAAGCCGACCCTGGCACTGCTCGCACAGCTCTACAAGCTATTAAAAACGCTGAGTTCACTGAGCAAGGTGCTTTCTACATGGACGGTGAGGGCGATGCGATCTTTAAGAGCCGCGCCTATGTCATGGCTACATCAGGGCAAAACCCAACTTATTTTAGTAACGCCAATGACGGTGGAATTGCCTATTTTGGCATCAAGTTTGCCCTAGATGACAAGCTGATCATTAATGATGCGACTATTAACAATGTGGCTGGCACAGCGCAAAGAGCCACAGATGCAGCTTCTACAACTACTTATTTTCCACACTCCCGAAACCAAACCGATTTGGTTGGATTAACCGATAGTAACTCTCTTAACATAGCCAAGAATTATGTGGCTACCAGAGCCAATACCAGCATCCGTATTGACTCCATAACATTGGATCTTTCCACTACGACTTCTGCTGGCACTACCGCAGCTTTGGCCTTGGATTACTTCAACACCATGCGGATTAAAAATATCGGTCAAAATGGCACAGTCATAGACAAAACCTTGCAGTGCGTTGGCATGGCCTATGAAATAACGCCACAGACCTTCTACGCGACATTTACGACCAGTGAGCCAATCGTGGGTTCATTTATTTTAAACTCATCAATATATGGAGTAATCGGCGATCCTGCTGGTTTATCCATTTTAGGTTACTAAGGAGAAAGAACATGGCAGTAGTCGGTTTTCCATATAGCACGGGAGATGTGCTTACAGCTGTGGATATGAACGCTCTCGTTGCATTTTCAGTAACGGCAGATAACACCACAGATTACACAGTGGTCTTAGCAGACCAATATCAGACGCTTATTTCAATGAACAAAGCCACTGCGATCGCGCTAAAGATCCCGACCAACGCATCTGTGGCTTACCCAGTTGGTACAACTATTACGGTGCTAAATAAAGGCGCTGGACTTTGCACCATTTCAGCTGTAACCAGTGGAACCACCACCGTTTTATCAGCTGGTGCTACAGCTGCTTCTCCAACCCTAGCGCAATACAAATCGGCTGCCTGTATCAAGACTGCAACTGATACTTGGTATGTGGTGGGCGCAATTGCTTAATTGCATATCTGGAATACTTTCTCCTCAAGCATTGGCACCTTTTTCTTCCGTTAATTATCTAGTTGTTGCAGGTGGCGCAGGTGGTGGTTCCGTTGATGGCGGTGGCGGTGGAGCAGGTGGTTATCTTTCTTCTTCTCTTGGTGTTACAACAGGGGTTGCATATACGGTAACAATTGGTGGCGGTGGTGCTACTTCAACAAATGGTTCTAATTCAATTTTTAGTTCTATTACTGCAACTGGTGGAGGTAAAGGCGGTTCTGAAACCGTTGCTCCTTCAACTGGTGGTTCTGGCGGTGGCGCAGGTGGTTCTGGTTCATTA